AGTTATGTACAAAGTGTGCCATATCAAACAACAGAAACAAAAGAAGAAACATATCAAGTAGATGTTTCAAATGTTATACAAATTCCTACTTTAGTTTCTAGTTCAAAACCATACAATACAAGTGATTTCAATTTTGATAAAAATAAATATAATTATGTGCCATTGGTAAAATCAAGACAAATCTATGAAATGCAAAACCAACCCAAAACAGTGTGGTCTAAAGAAACCCGAACAAGACAAGTGCCTGTTACAGTAACTAAATTGAAAGATGTAAACAAATGCATATTAAATAATGATATAAATGAAACCAATATGGTTCCATTGAATAAAATGAACACAATACAACCCGAAACTCAAATAAAATCTTCGAAATTATATATACAAAACAAACAATTTGCTATGGATTCAACAAACATGCCAGAATATGTAAAATCAAGAAATGGGTTCACCTTTTACAATATAAATGATCCATCGAATTTTACGCAAGGATTTGATTATGATGGTACTATGAATACACCCATGCCAATTGGAAGACAGAGTTTAGAACCAGTAAAACAAACCATTCAATCTCAAAAGGATTTAGTGGGAAGATTAATAGCAAATAAAATGGATCCTAGTAAAATAACTGAAAAATTTTCAACTAGGGAAGGAATGACTGGGGATTATGATGGTATAATTGCCACCTCAAATAGTATATTGAATCAATTGTATACTATACACAATATTAATCTAGATATATCACATAATACTGTTGATATTGAACGCATATATGCCGATTTAAGTGGAAATTGTAAGGGCACTCCAGAAAAAATACAAAGTTGCATTAAATATAAATTTAGTACTCATGACAAGGCAAATATTACAAAAAAAATAACAGACAAAAATGATGCATACCAAGAAGATTTGACCGAAGTTCAATTGCAACAAAACAATACATATGTTTTAGGGGCAATTACCACGGCATCCCTCCTTATTTTTGCAATCATGATGGCAAGGGAATAACAATTTCTCAATACATATTGAATATAATATTATATTATTATAATTTATAATATTATAAAATGGGTCTTGAAACCGAAATTACAAATATATTAGATAATGCAACTGCATTAAATTCTAATTTGGCACCTATTATTGGACGTGAAAGTACTGTAAAAACTATTACAGCGCGTGAATTGGCACGATTACAAGCAAAAAAAACAGAAGTTGACGATGCCTATACTACAAATAAACGATTGGTCGATTTAAACGACAGTTACCGCAAAAAACAATCACAATACAATTATTTGATGTTTATTGTCATCAGTTTTTTTGTTGTCATGATAATCATGATGCAAATTCAAAAAGCCGTTCCTGCCATTGGTGGAATTTTGACTTTTATTACATTTATTTTAGCAGTTCTTGTTTTTGTATATGTTTTATACCTTTTAGTCGATATTTATAGACGCGATCCAAATGATTTTGACAAAATCAACTATGCTCCTCCACCTGGATTAGATAAAATCGTTATTGACCCCAAAACAGGTAAAGCATCTACTGTTTCTACAGGATTGATCAATCCCGATACAGGTAAGAAATATGACCCAAGCACTGGGGCTTCTATGAGTAGAAGCACGATGGTGAGTTCTGGACAAGATGCATGCTTTCCTGGACACAGTTATGATTATTACAGTGGAAAATGTATACCAGATTGTACTGACTCTACTAAAATAACAAATATGATGGATCTTGGTTTATACAAAAGCAATCTTATAGAGAACGGATTAAACTATGATATTTTTAGTAGTGTATTTGATAGAACAGCCAAATGCGTAGCGAAAGGTCAATGCACAGGAAATAACAAAATATGTGGAAAGTTTTGCATTCCAAAGGATTATTCATGCGGTGCACCATCATAAAGTTTTGCGACTTTAGGAGACACTCCAATTTACCCCATGAATTTATAAATTATTCTCCACTATAAATATAACATCTTATTATAATTATAATGACTACAAATGAACAATATTATGAAATATATAAAACACTAAAAGCGCAAAATGACGTGTTAGAAACACAAATCCAAAATATTGACACTAATTATGCCACAGACAAATCCAAATCCTTATACAAAACCGAAAAAGTAGTGCAACTCCGTAATTACAATTTCATACTTTTCATTATTTTTTACATTTGTGTCATTCTATTGGCACTCTATTTTTTCTTATTAAACCGAACATCATTGTCGTTTCGAATGAAAATATTACTTATTGTATTCTTCATATTATATCCCTTTATTATCGATTACATTGAACAATATGGTTATTTCTTATATAACTACATATATGCATTTATTGGCGGTGTTGCATATATTCCACGTTTGTTATAACGTCTCAATCGCCTCCATCAAGTATATATTTTATTTTCATACAAAATATATACACCTAATCATGGGGGTGCCTTTTTGGCAATAAAAAATATATACAAATACACACTACTTTTATTATTCTACATTGTAATACATCTATAAAATTCACAAATCATTTTCATCAATATCATCATAATCCTCATCTCCGCTATTTAGATTTGCATTTGGAGGAACCACTGGATTTCGATTATAATTAATTGCCACATTCTTCCAGCATTTATGCACTTCGAATTTACCAAACTTTTTATCCATATAGGATTGCACATCCTTGATGGACGGCGCGCCTTTTGCTCCATAAGTATTTTGATACCACGAATTGAATTCCGCAGTAAGTTCAGTTTTTTCAATGCTTCTGCCAGGCGACTCAATGACTCGGTCTGCAATAAATTCTGAAATAAAATCTTGGCCTTGGCGATACGAATTACTGGCTTTCAATACAATGTCGCAATCGTTGACAAACCCGTTTGTTTCGAACGCTTTTTTCACCAACAATGCCGCAAAGCATTCTTTCCACAATTCGAATTTATCCGTAAAATTATGATCGACCTTGAACTGATAAGGTTTTATTTTATCCCCTTTTACAGGATTATCCGTAAACAATGACATAAAATCCACCACGCGAATACGTCTCCATGTACCGTGGTCCTGACTTTTAATTTGCATAAATTCATTGCAACACAAAACTAATTTCAATTGCGGTATAAATGTAGTAGGGGTTTTATTATACAAACCACGCGCCTCAACAGGATCAATTCCACTCGTATATTGCTTCATAGTACCTTCATTTATACGATCCCCTTTCTCGGGTTCTTGCATCACAGCATAACGCACTCCTTTTAAACTCAGTATTTCAGGCGATGTTCCGCCGATTTTAGTACGACTATTCGTTATAATAGAAACCGATGCATCGTGTTTATAATCCCCCAATACCAATGCCATTAATTTAATTAACGCCGATTTCCCATTTTGACCATCCCCAATATATATGTTGAATGTTTGGTTCGGAGACACCCCAATAAGACTCGATGCCAAATGTTCCCACATATAAATACATAATTCTTGTACTGGAAACAATTCCTGCATAAATGTCTCCACTGCTCTTATTTTTTCGGCGTCGCGTACAGGGTCTGCAGGAATATAATCAATCTTGGTGGTTTTTGTAATGTAATCTTCGGGATATCCATGGCGAAACGTTTTCGTTTTAAAATCCACAACCCCATTATTAAAACACAATAAATATGGATTTGCGTCGAGTTTTTCGAAAAACTCGGGGTCGTAAAACAGGTCTTGGGCTTCTTTCATAATACCCTTTTTAAAGGTCGTTTGCGCCAATTTCATACAAACATCGAGGATTCTATCTATTTTTGCACCCAAGATTTTGTTTTTCGTTTCATCTTGTTCTTGTGCGCGTTGTGCGGTCAATTTTACGGATTTTTTACGATATACATCGCGCAATTCAACGGATATGGATTTGCGAAGGGTAGTTCCCGATTCATCTTCCACCCATCGATGATTGTCGTATCTAAACCAAATATCGGATTTTATACCGACGCATTTATACATCGATTTGTGATAATGAAATAACACAACTGCAATATCGAATTCTGTTGCGCCTTTGTTGGGTTTGTCTGTTATTTCCTTTTCATAAATACCCAGACTTTGGTCTATAAAATAATCGATGCTGTTTTCTCGGATGGTCTTATAATCCGCAAACGCATCAATTTTGCACCATCGCATAATCGATAATAATGTGAGTCCATCTGGATTGTTCAAATCGAATTTCAACCATCGGTCTTCGTATAAAGAACGAATGTCGTGAAAATGGAAAGATTTCGATTTTGCACTGAATGCAATCCATACAATAAACAACATGTCGGATGTATTACGGAGTGCCCAACCCACGGATATCCATTTCAAATACGAACCATCTCCATAATATTTTTCGGGCAACGCCATGGTATATTCATAGGCCTCTTTCAATTTATAGTCTGCTGCAGAGGACGTTAAATAATCCAAAAACTGATCAATTACGCGTTGTAATTCATCATGATTTTTGATTTGAAGAATAGTATTCAACGAAAGAGCACTGTTCATCAGTGAATAAGATTGACCTGTTAGACCTGTTCCCGCAACCAATCCACCCCCCGCGCCACCAGCGCCTCCGCCACCACCCCGTTTTTTTTTGCCATTTTCGTCGCATATTTCTACAAGACCATTTGCAATTGCATATTCGCGGTATTTGGCAAATTCGCTATTGAATACATAAGATGGATGGTTTTCATAGCGCGCAGATAATTTTTCGAAATCCACTTTTAAATTGAAATTGCGCAATGGAACCTTTTTACAGCAAACGTCTTCACTGTCTTCGTCGTAGGTAACATTGTAGATGCCAGTCAATGCATAGGCTTCAAATCCCGGTTTTTGTGAACCATACATTTGCCAATTGGTAGTCCCTATTGAAATTCCCTCATCCAATACATCTTCCCATGTATTTTGAAGTGGGAAATCGCCCCAGATTTCTTCCAGTTTTTTAATCATTTGAGTGCGAATGAGTTGTTGGGTTATATGGTCGCATTGAATGCCTACAATAATATGAATGCCGTCTTTGGTTGTGTTTTTTTCTTTTACGCGATTCACATTCTCTTTCTCGAGTACATATATGTGAAAATTGGTTTCTTCATCAAAATAATAAATCTGTTTTAATATTTCTAAATATCCCGAGTCCAAAAGGTCCTCAATATGATCCTGTGTATAATAACGCCCTTCGATTTCAAAATCGTGACGCAAATCAATATCAATTAATAGAGGACCATTTGTGTCAAGTTGCTTTTCCGTCAAATATTCTTTTTTCTTTTTTTCAAACACTTCTGCATAATAATGTAACAAAAACTCGCTATAGTCTTTTTGGGGAATGTAATAAGACCCTCCAAAAATATTGAGGTCGTTATTTCCAATACGAGTATTTGTAATACAATTATGTTCTGGATTGGTTTTGTCATACAAATGATTTTTCATGAAATCGAAATACGAATTAGAATATACATTGGTTTTGGTAGACAATTTTGTAGATTCGGAGGGTTCCTTTCTTCCTTTTTTTTCGGCCATTTCTTTCTTTTTGGAACCACTACCGCTGGTGTTTCTATTATGATTGTCTAATTTCAACTCGGCTTTTGGAGTTGGTATTGTAAACATGGGGTTAATTACTGTAGATAGAATATACATATATTTTTATATGGTTTCTTTTTTTCAATTTTTTGAAAAATCCAAATTATAGCCTCCTTCGCGACTGCAATTGTCGTAATGTTTTTATAATCCACTCCACGTCACGTGAGACCACCGCCAACCACCCCCCAGCCCTCACACCCACCCTCCCCACTTCCCCTCCCCCCATTATTCCAAAAAATTGATTTATTACGAATCTAAAAATAATATAGATACATAACATATAGTATAAGTAAATCAAGATGAAATTTTGTTCTCAATGTGATAACATGTATTATATTGGGATTAGTGAAAAAGATAGCAATAAAATGATTTATTATTGTCGCAATTGCGGATATAAAGACGAAGAACTTACCCAAGAAGGATGTTGTGTATTGAATACCCAATTTAAGAAAAGCGGTCAATCCTTCAATCACATTATAAATAAATATACAAAATTAGACCCCACATTGCCACGTATTAATAATGTAAAGTGCCCCAATTCCCAATGTGCATCCAATGACGAAAGTGACAAAACGAAAAAACCGGAAATCATTTATTTACGCTATGACGACGACAATATGAAATATTTATATATTTGTGTGGACTGTGATACTAACTGGAAAACCGACGATGCAAAATAAAGCGGACTCTCCATATATTCTTATTACACGCCCTCGCATACACACACACCCCCTCCCCATCTAGCCCCTTTATTTTTTATAGATTTTCTCTAATCCATAAAAAATTGAAATAAAATATATACTCCAAATTTATTTAGAAATTTAACATCCTTATATATAAAATCAAGTGAACATGTCAGACATTGAATATGAAGAAAGTGATATTGAAAGTGAACCTGAAAGTGAACCCGAAATCCCCAAAAAAATAAAAAATGCACCAGGTATAGGAACTGAAGATAATGATGATATTAGTGTAGATGATTCAGACGGAGAAGAAGGTGACTTAGAACAAGGGGAGGAAGACGAGGATGACTACATGAATGACGAAGATGAGATTATGGGAAACGATTTGTTTAACGATTCTTCTTCCAAAAAAAAGGAGTCACAGAAATCGAAACTCACAAATGAACCTATGTTGGGGGATTATAGTGGGGAGGAAGATGACGAAGAAGAGGACGATGATGAAATGAACGACCCCGATTATTTTAAAAAATTCGACGAAAATATCAAACACAACATCATTTCAGAATATCACCCCGAAATGGTGCAACATAATTATCAAGAAGTGGAAATATTGACAAATGTAGTGCGTAATGAACAAGGGGCAATTGTAGATCCATTCCATAAAACACTTCCCTTCTTAACCAAATACGAAAAAGCACGTATTTTAGGCGAACGCGCAAAACAACTGAATGTAGGTGCAACTCCGTTTGTTCATGTGGAACCTCATATGATTGATGGTTATTTGATTGCATTGAAAGAATTGGAAGAAAAGAAAATTCCGTTTATTATAAAACGCCCGTTACCCAATGGAGGCTGTGAATATTGGAAATTAAAAGATTTAGAGTTCATACATTGAGTGTTGTGGTTCTGCTTGATAAAAAATGCAATCCATAAATGCAAATTTATTTCCCACATAAATAAGAAAATGAACAAGTATTATAAAAAACACAATATGTTTAGTATGGGTTTTATTCGGGTCTAACACTGAATATACACAATCTTTTGTATAGAGTGTCCATGGCAAATAAATCATAAAAAACCATACATACAACCAATCATAAGTATAAATTAAAGTATTATATTGATATTGTTCATTGCATACCATTTTTTTATTGTCCATTTCCAATTCATTTTTCCATAATGAATATACTAAAACATACGGAACAATATGATGAATATATGTACATAAATCTACATGCCATTCTATAATGCTATTGGATTCCGAATTTTCTAGACGGTCTGAATCTGGCATTCCAAACCCAAGTTTGCCTATCCAATACCCCGCAGTGATTACAAAATGAACATTGTGACATAATGGCAATGCAGGTTTATAAAAATGTGGTAAAATAGACGCAATATGACCAGTGTCTGTAAATCGAATACATTGTTTTATCCAATTGTATTTTGGATTTGGTAAATAAGAATATAAATGTCCATACCAATAAAAATAATTGGTTGAATATAATTTAATGGATACCATCCACGATATATATGGATTGTGTGTGATGTAATATAACCACGCAGTTATGAAATGAATGTAAAAACCATTTTTTATAAATAGTTCAAAATATTGTAACAGCATCTTTATATGTTTATGTATGTACTAACCCATGTTTTTATATTTTTTCGTCTTATGTTTTCCAGTGTTTGCCACAGTCCAAACACGTAATAAATACTGTTGTAGGCTCATCTGCACTGCGCGTTTGTAATTCATAATACGTGCATTTTTTGGACTTGCATTTTTTACATGTAAACATATCCGTGGACGCTTCGATGTTTGTAGTGTATTTGCTGGAATCCCGTTTAATTTTGCGCTCAATATATTCTTTCCAATGTTCTGGATTCAATTCTTGGTGGGTCATGAATGCCACGTTTTCGGGTTTTATTTCACGGTTTTTGATTTGTTCCGCTAAATCCGGCGTTTTCAAATTAATATAAATGCTACGTAGACGGTCTACATACAATTGGGTAAAATGCGGGTTTTCCCACTTTTTAATGATTTTACGCTGATTGGCTTCTTTTATTGCAAAATTATAGATTCCCTTTTCCAAATTAATACATTGGGTTTCATTGTTTAATATTCCATTTAGTTTTTTGCGAATGTTTTCACGGAATGGAGTGGGATCACTAATTTTGAGCATGTTTGGGATGTAATGACTATAGTTATATTGAATTATATATTTATCTTTATATAATTCAATTTTTTATTTTCGCATGCAAATAAAGAGATATTAGTATACATATATACAAACCTTTCCAAATAGTATAAATCATGTATAGTTACATAAAGAGTATAGGTTCTAAAATGTCTTCCTTTTTTAGTTATATATTGAATTGTATGCCAATGCGAAAAAAATATAAAACCGACGACGACGAAGAAGAAATTGTATGGTATGACAATATATATTGCGACAATAACAACAAACAATTTCTTCATGTCAATTTACTTGAAGAATAATGCATTCATCAGTTATTCTTCCAAGTAGGATTCCTCACTGAGTTCACTGGTACAATCTAAAAATTCATCGGCAACCACAGAAGGTTCTACCACTGGAAATTCAAATGCAGGTTTTGTCGACTTACGTTCTTTTTTAGAAGAGGATTTTTTCGAAGGTTTTTTCTTTAATGAAACTTTAGGAACTGCTTCTTCTGATACATCATCGTCGTCATCTTCATCGTCCTCGTCATCTTCAGAGAACTCATAATCATCTACAATAAAATCATCTTTAATATATCCACTTTTTGTAAGTTTTACATTAGGGTCATTTTCAATGGAATCGATTTCTTCGTCTTCGGAATCTTCTTCTCCAATATCTTCAAATCCGCCAAACAAATGTTCATAACACAATTCCCATTCTTTAGGGGAAATATCGACACATTCGCCTATTTCATTTTTGTTGACTAACACACAGTTTCCGAAGAAAAGCAATTTGTCAATGGGTGGAGGAAAATCATATTTGTTTTCTTGGTTTACTTTTCCGTTTAATTTTCCATATAATGAGATGTGGTACTTTTTATGGTTTAGTTCGAAATTCCATGTGGTGTGAATTGAAAACCCGTTGGAACTTTTGAATCCCGCTTTTTTATAAAGTTCATCTTCGTCATACTTTTTTATGTTTAATTGTTTAATTACACCCAATCTTTCTACAATTAATATGGTTGGCATTATAATACGAATATTTTACACACTTGAATATTTAAAATGGGACAACTTTAAGTTGTTTCAAAAATAAATAATTCAAGGTTATAAGGTGTTTAACGAATTTAGTAATATTATATTTAGTAATATTATATTTAGTAATATTATAGAATGTCTATTAATTTACAAGATAATAATTTACAAAAATTTTTAGTAAAAATTAAAGCCAAATTTAAAACGGATCAACCTGATACTAATTCGTTTGAAGTTGATAAAATATATTTTTTACAAATAGAAGTTGGAATAAATCATGATAATAGGAGAATTAATATACTCAATGATTCATTCGTAATTATGCAGTATTACTACGATAAAGATGGTATTATGTTCAACGAACATTTTGAAATTGTAACATCTAATACATTGGGAGGGGCACTGAAGAAGAAACGCAAAACTGGTGGTTCAATTTTGGAAAGTTTATTTGGATACAAATCAAACCAGAATGAACCTCCAACTCCCGGTGGAGGAAAAAGAAGAACCAAAAAGAACAAAAGACGCAGTTCCAAAAAATAAGTAAAGCGTTAATTTTTTATTTATAAAATGTATTTTTCCTTTATAGGCTTGAGAACATTGGATGTGGAGTATTATAAAAACAATTATAATTTCATTTATACTTATACTTGTTTTGCATTATGGATATCAATATATAAAAACAAATTATTCCTATAAAAAAACAAAAGATTTAGTAGGAACCCAAGCCGAAAAATACAAAAATATCTTATCCGAAGTTCTCGAGAACAAAAAAAACGAATCCACATCAAATCCAAATGATTATTTAAGTGTAGAAGAAAAACAAACCATGGAAAAATCTTTACTTGACCACATGAATCATGAAATAGAAAATTTATAAAAACAATATAAAACTAGTGCGCTATTCTAATTAAGAATAACCTTTGTTATGAAATTTTTAAACGACATTCAAATTCAACAATTAGTAAAACGAATTCCTCCTTTTGAACTTTCCTATGAAAATATTGCCCATAAGAAAGTTTTCCCCCATTATGATATTGCACTTGCCATTCCCAACGGTAAAAAATATTGCGCTTATTTTTCTTTCGAAAGAGAAAACGATGTATGTTATTTAATGGATTATAGTCGAAATCAAAAAATAAACAAAATCAGTATTGTACAAACCCCACAATTCAATTTCGAACTCTGTTACGGAACCTTATTGTATGGAACACTCTTAACTGTTGGAGAAGATGCTCAAACCCAATTCTTTATAATAGAAGATATTTTCCATTATAAAGGTGTTGCATTAAAGTCCATGTTATTGAGCGAAAAATTGGGGTATATTGAAAAAGTATTTGAACATATGACTTCCACACTATGTGCAAACCATAATCCCGAATTTCCCACTGTTATTTTTGCCCTCCCGTTCATGTGGGGAGTCAAATCCACAAACGAACAAAATATTATTTCCGAATTCGAAAAACACAAAGAAAACATTGTATACAACACCCATCACATACAATTACGAAAACTCAACGAAATATCCCCCTACATAAATATTCCGCTCCATAATATATTGTCGAAAATGGGGAGGGACAAACCTGTTCACCATGTGCACCCAGTGGCACAAACCAGTGTTGAAATTCCTAGAAAGCCATTGGCGTTGGCTTTTAATAAGCCTCAATACAAAGAAAAGACGGTATTTTTGGTAATGGCGGATATTCAATATGATATTTATCATTTGTATGCATTTGGGAAAAATAACAGTCAAGTCTATTATGGGGTTGCAGGAGTGCCTACCATAAAAACGAGTATTTATATGAATAAATTATTTCGCAATATTCGCGAAAATCAAAATTTGGATTATATTGAAGAAAGTGACGACGAAGACGATTTCGAGAACATTGACCATGATAAATATGTGGATTTAAATAAAAAAATAATCATGGAGTGCGTCTTTCATAATAAATTTAAGAAATGGGTGCCGGTACATGTATGTCCATCCCATAGTCGCATTGTTCACATTAGTAAATTAGTACATAATTACTTGTAATTCTTTTGTAACATTTGCCAATAGTACATCGTCCAAAATAAGATTTGAATTGTGTAAGTAAAGTACTCATCTTTATTAAAGATGTGCAACTATATAAAATACTAGGTACTAATATATTATTATATTATATATGAAGAAAACACCAAGAAATTACAAAAAGGGCAAGAAATTACAAAAAGGGCAAGAAATTTAGAAAAAGCAGAAAGTCACAAAAAGGAGGCGGATATGAAATAATTGATACTTTAGCTAAATTAGAAGATTCAAAAAAATATGCTAGGTTTCAGATTGTTAATAAAAATAATAACGATATAGTATACGAGTTTAACAATAAAGATAAAACTAAATCTCAGGATGAAATTGAAGAAAATTTTAATAATATTAAAAAATATATTGAAGACACAACGAATTATGAGATAAGGGCTGTATAAAATTAGTTCACCCATTTTTATAGATGAATAAAAATATATTTATACACTATACATGTCTGCGTTTGCTTCCTATGCATCATCCTTAAATTCACCAAACAATGTATTACCTTCTATTCAAACAGCGGGCACAGAAGGTTCCACTTATAAATATGAATCTAGGGGTGGAAAACGAAAATCGAGGTCCTCCAAAATGCGAAAAAGTAAAATCATAAAAAGATATAATAATAAATCAAAATCAAACAAAAGAAGTCGAAGACGCTAAAATGTCTGCGGGTCAACATCAGGTTCTTCCCATGAAATTAAACATTTTCCGATTTTAGGGGCATTGTCATCACTAGTAATATCTTCTTTTTCTCCATCTGGAGAACATGAAGAACCTGCTTTAGGATTATATAATAATTTCCAATTTGAGGAAATTTCGATTTCCCCCATTCCCCCATATTGATTCGAATTACACATATGCACACTATAATTGCATTTTTTATAATAACGCAACCTCTGTTTCCATTGATTTTTAAAAGGTTCATGACCATCTACAATATCCACTATAATAGGTGTGGAATGTTTCATACGCAATATGCGTCCTACCGATTGAACAATGTCTGTTTTTGGGGTGACCATAACAAGTGTAGACAATGTTTTAATATCCAATGCTTCCGCCGCCATGGCGTATGTGGCAACCACAATTTGTTTTCCTTCGCTTTCTTGTAGGGACGCGGGTTTCATCCCCCCTACATAATATCCCACGCTCGCTATATTTTTATGTTGTATTGCATCATATAAATAAGTCAACAAAGAACGATTATGGGCCAATATCATAATTTGGTTTCCGGGGTTTTCTTCTATTAAATCGCGAATGATTTTTACAATAAAATCGCTACGGGGACCATATTCGCACAATTTGACAATCATTTTACTATACATGGGGTTACCCCTATAATCACATTCCACTTCATTGAATTCGGCATCGGAAGATTTATATTCGATGGCCCTTACATATACCTTGTCATCATCACGGGTTTTGTTGGAATATACTTTTTCACCAATAAACATGTATAATATTTTGGTCAATTTATCTTTCCGGTCCACCGTGGCGGATATTCCCAACATATAGGGGCTAATGGTTTTTAACAAGGTTTTCGAAAATTGTTCACTTCCAATACGATGAACTTCATCTATAATGGTTAACCCGAAGGAAGAGAACATGTCTGATGGATAATCTTTGTCGTATATACTTTGTATCATACCAATGACAATGTCGCGTCCTTTTACATCTATTACTTGTCCTTGGATTTTCCCCACAGATGCATCTGGCAGAAATTCGGAAATGCGTTCAATCCATTGATTCATTAAAAATTCTTTGTGGACCAATATGAGCGTTTTCTTTTGTAGAATAGAAATGATTTTGAGTGCCATTACCGTATTATGTGTTACACTATAATCTCCGAGAACAAATCGACGATTTCCGTCAATTTCAAATCCATAATATTCATTTTGAACATCATAGTCTATTTTTTCAATTTTGATTTTGTATGTTAGACCACATGTTCTCATATGAATCCTATAATGTTCATTTTCCTCGAATATTTTTTTCTCTACCATTACAAAATAACCCAATGAACGCAACAAAAACACAATGTCATTTGCCAGTATTTTTTTGTTTGTTTCAAAATAATCTTCATGATAAATAGGAGAATTCATAATGCCTCGGAGAACATTGGTTTGAATTTTCTTAGTATTACATTTATAATGATGTGGAATACCAATGTTTTCAGATAAGTTATATTTATTTATAAAATCCGCGTGTAATGGAGAACATAAAGAAGGAGAAACTGCATTGCATCCTATCCAGTTCCCTAGTTCATAGGGGTCTAATTCTATGGGAGTTTCGCGAAATGATATAGGAACTCTATACCCCCAATGTTCTCTTTTTGTAGTTTCTAATTCTTGTAAATAATCCAAAATATTTATATCTATTGTTTTTTCTTCTTTGTCTTTCAAAGACAATATATGACTTTCATTAACAATATAAGAGGTGGTTTCATAGCAAACCCCTCCATTTTTTTCAATACTATACACTTCAGATACCTTGTATAATTGTTCTCTTCCTTGAATGGTACTCAATACATTGCGATGTGTAGAATCGTCCCCCATAATAACATCGCCTACAACCACATCTTGTACCATTTTGAGTGTTCCGTCATACATCATGATGGGGGTATCTTTTCCCAAACATTTTCCTTGTCCACAAGGGACCTCCAATATTGCACCCCCGCCTTCAATACCTGGGGTAACCCCACTTGATTCAGTGGATGGTTTTGGTTTCACATGTTCAATATATGTTTTTATAATCTCTTCTTGATAATCCCGCACTGATTTTGCAAACTCCACTTGAATGTTCTCCCCGGATTCCATTTCGCATGGCAACTCGGGGGTTCCATAACGGGCTAACCCGTAAAATCGGGGTATATATATTTTTTGCGCATTTTCGCGATATACAGGAAATGAATTTTCTTGCATAAATGTGGACCCTACATGGAATGGGACTCCACCGAACAATTCCGGTTTTACAAGCAAATCTTTCTTTAAAAATTCTAAATCTTCTGGATTCAAAATAGATTTAGGTATGGTATACCCTTTTTTCCCCAAATAAGAATGACAACATACCAGATTTTTATAGGCAATGCTTAAAATAAATTCTGTGGGTTGTTTTTTTGATTTTTTAGAATTGTTTGAAGAATTCATAATATTATATTGTTATTTAAGTTTCAAATGTTCTCTATGAATATTAACAAATAATCTATAAATAGGTTTTCGAAATATATTTTTATGATTCTTTATACATAAAAATATAATTGTATGATATAATGGCAATTGTAAATTCTTTCAACAAATCTACACCCCTTGAAATTATACTTATTATTGTATTTGTGTTATATATCATTTTCCCCATTCCCACACCTGCATTTATTGCATCATCAGTAGATTCCTCTTTAGGAATTTTAGTTATATTCTGTGTTACAGTATATTTATTTTTGTACACATCCCCGATTTTAGGTATTTTATACATTTTGGTAGGGTATGAATTAATTCGCCGAAGTTCTCTTGTCACTGCCCGAAGTGCAATCATAGACTACACTCCAACACAAGCCAACAAGGACGTTCAATTACAGAAAATGAATCCACCCCAATACAAAACATTGGAAGAAGACATTATTGAAATGCGTGCGCCGGTGGGAAAAAGTTCTCAAATGGAATATGTAAATACATCATTTCAGCCAGTTGCGGATTCCACATATGATGGGGTTTCACTAGTGTAACCCTTCACAAGACAACAAAAACATACATGGAATACTTTCATTTTATATTTATAAAAATTGCAACTAGTAGACTAAATAAAAATGTTCCAATAAAAGTGAATATTGATAGAGTTGAAATATATGCTTTGTTCTTTGTTGCTTTTACATGCTTCTTAGTTTTTATTAAATAATATGGTAGAAATAAACAGAGCATTGATATTATAAAAAGCACTACAAATATAAATCCAAATGTTGTATTAAACATATTAACAATATTCATATGTGTTCTGTAATTACTATCTATAATTCTTAATATTATGTATATAAAAGTAATAATAAAATTTGTTAAACCAAATATACTATATCCACTGCCTCCTTCAAAAAATCCATATAAAAATAGAATCAATGATATACATATAAATAATAAAAAGCCAATAAAATGTTTTTTTATATTTGTG